ATAGCCAGGTAGCATTCATGAATCATGGATTTTCTCCAACATCGGAAGATTTATCAGATGTCCCATTTAGACATCAGGTATCTTTGTATGGCGAAGCTGTAAGCAAAATGGATTTGTCTGGGAAAAACATTTTAGAAATAGGATGCGGAAGAGGCGGGGGATCCCAATGGATCTCTAAGAACAACAGTATATCTTCTTACCATGCTTGTGATATATCAGAAGAAAGTATAGACTTTTGCAACAAGAACAATAATCTAGAAAATGTTTTTTATTCTGTCATGGATTCTCAAAATCTAAATTATGAAGAAAACTCATTTGATCTAATTATATGCATAGAGTCTTCTCATGGATACAAAAACATGGAGCTATTTTTTGAAAATGCTAGGCGTGTACTAAAAGAAACTGGTCAACTGGTTTTACTGGACAACTATGTTCTTGGAGACATTGCTGTTGAAAAACAACTAATGTCTTTAGAAAGCGTAAAAGGGTCGGCAGAAGGATTTTCTGTTTTAGAATATAAAGACATTACCGATAATGTTAAAGAGGCATGCAGACAAGACATTAATCTAATAGATGATTGGGTTGAAAATATAGAAATATCTGAAATGCTAAAGTCTATATCTGCTGGATCACTCAAAAGATATGAAAATAAAAAGTGGGGGTACTTTAAATTCGTATTTGGTACAATAGAGCTATGACATGTTCATTTTGCGATAAATACGCATACACAAGTATGATTAATAACCTTGGCATAAAATATTACCTTTGCGAAATTCATATAAAACAAAACAGCACAATCTCTTGACTTTGATAAAATTTAAATGCTACACTTAGTTTGCTTTGTGGGGGCTTACCCTGAAACTCAATATGTACCAGATTGTATCTGTGGGTATTTCAGGAATGCTTCTCTATCTTTCCAAAAAGAAAAAATTTGGGGGGTAGGGGGGCTTTCCTAAAATCTAATATCCCCAGATAAATCTATAAAGCAAACAAGAAAAGAAGGTATATAGTGGATAATGGAATAGTCGATAAAGATAAGAACATATACTTCTTACACATAGCTGGAACTGGTGGAAGAGCTTTAAAAAAATATATCCTAAACCCATTGCTTAATAAAAACGTTGAAATTGTTGGGAAGCACAATGGATGGTCAGAATTTATTGATGATAGCACCTACATTATCTCTATATTTAGGGATCCAGTAAAGCATGCTTGCGGGTTCTATCTACATTTTTTGCATAAAAAAGAATACGGGCCTGATGTTAAAAAGCTTTTCCTAGAACACTATAGGAATTCAGAAATGCTGTATAACTTTCAGTCTAAAAATTTTGTTACATCTGGGCAGACATTTAATTATGGAACTGGTAAATACTTTAACTCTGATATTGTTAAGATTGATAAGGATTTGCTTGAAGAAAGAGTTAGCAGGATTGATCTGCTAATTAGCCAAGATTTGCTATATCACGATATACAATACGTAGCAAATATATTGGCTAATCAACTAGATCTTGATAGAATTAAAATTGAAAATGTCGACAAATATGAATATAGCAACGGAGATTCATACAATCTTTAT